TAGGAGTAGATTCGTGAATAAAACAGTTCCCCGCTATGCTAGAACATATGTATATTGTTAAAAAGAATTTCATTGACTACCTTGTAATTATTTTATATTATCCTATATGATTGTATAAATATGAAAGGATACAACAAATGACAGATATAAGCAAATATAAAAGTCTCGCAGTCGATCATGACTGTTATGATGACATGGGGAAGCTAACCAAGACCCTGGCACCAGGGATCACTTTATCCAGAGCACAAGTAATTAGAATGCTAGTTAAAGAGAAAGTAAAAAAGTTAAATGGCAAGTCAAGTAAGTCTATTTCCAAAAGCTCTTAATTTTGGAGAAACCAAAGATCCTATTCGATCTTTGTGGAGGAATGTTTTGATCGTTGCGTTAGAGGATGCAGTGGGCAGGCACTGGCGTAATAAAAGTTATGGCAGTCCTAGAAATAATTTATTTATGCGATCTGCAAGAGAATACTTTACCGAACCGAATAGAGACTTTGCTTTAGTTTGTCAATACGCAGGTTTTGATCACGAGTATATTCGGATGAAAGCCAAAGAGTTTTTTAATGAAAGGAAGAAAGATGAAAAAAATATGCACCGTATGTAATGGCAACGGTTTTGTTAAAGTTCCTTATAGTCAAGCAAGAGAGGAAGTTTGGGCAGACTGTGATTTTTGTAAAAACCAAGGAGAAATAGAAGTGGAGGAAGACGATGATACTGTTCGGGAAATGGAGCATTAATAATAAAAAATGGAAACAAGATCTAGCAGTTAAAAGTTTGTACTACAGAACTGAAATAGTTTTAACAGCTGCAGGTTTTATTGTTGGATTTATAATTGGAGTAATAATATGAAACGAGCAATCCTAGACGCATTATCAGCAAAGTATGAAGCTGACATCGCTCACGCAGATGCAACTTTAAAAATTTATTTAGAGCACAGTGTTGGTATTGGCGAACATCCTCAACACATTGACGAGTGTGATAAATTAGTTGAAAAGATTGCTAATGCAAAAGAAAAGTTAGAAGTATTAAAAGACTTTGAACCGGAGAAATTATGATCAGTGGTGACAGTATTGAATATGGTTTGCTTGCAAAGTGGACCGATCAATTGAATGTGATGTCAACTGATTTTATAACTACACTGGAGATAGGAGTGCGGGAAGGCTATAGCTCTCATGTTATATGTGAAACAATTAAACAACCTCATGTTCATATTGGTATAGATCCTTACGGAGATATTGATTATAAACATGTAGACGAAATAAAAGGTTCACTTGCTTATTGGGTAGATGAAAAAGGAAATAGACTTTATAACTCTGACGGTTCTTTTAAAAGTCCTACCTATCCTAACTCAATGAAAGATACATTTTTAAAACATTTTAAATACCACCAGAAAACAGTCCTATTTCAATTAGAAGATACAGAATACATGAATGCCTTTGGTAATGGTGTACCACTTTATTACAATGGTAAAAAGAAATTAGTAAACCAATATGATTTAGTTTTCTTTGATGGGCCTCACACTACAGAAGCTGTGATGAGAGAAGCAACCTGGTTTGCCAACAGAAGTCGTAAAGGCACAAGATTTATCTTTGATGACATCGATACTTATCGAATGGATTTGATAGCTGAATCGTTGACTTTCGATGGATTTAAAACAATAGAAACAGGGAAGACTAAAATATGCTTGGAGAAACAGAAATAGCCTACATAGCTGGCCTGTTTGATGGTGAAGGTAGTATTCACATCAAACGAGGCTGGGAAAAGAAAAAGAAGCACAAAGGAAAACCAGGTTATCGCATGTCTAATAGTATGCGATTATCTATGGAGATAACCATGACTGATAAGTCTGTGTTAACATGGGTCCACGAAGTCCTAGGCGTTGGAACGCTCACAGACAAACCACGCAAAGGCAAACGCAAAGATGGTACGCCATACTTAAAACAATATCGATGGCGTTGTACATTTAGGGACGCGTATTACGTGTGTCTATTACTGTGGCCTCACGCCCACACCAAACTAGAAAAGATAAATCAAGTTATTGCTCACTATCAAGATTCTAGCAATACGAACGTAATTAACATAGACGACTGGAGGAAGGTAAACTAATGAAATTTAATTATATAACAACACCTGATCAAGCGAGAGTTACTGTTGAAGGGACTAGACGTTACCAATGGGGTGAAAAGTTACCAAGTGTTACAACCATCCTATCCGCAGTTCCGGATCCTGGTAAAGCGATAGCTTTAGCTAGATGGAGAGAACGCGTAGGAGATGAGGAAGCTGAGAAGATTAAGAACGATGCTGCTGTAAGAGGCACGATTATGCATAGGATTCTTGAAGGTGAGATGACTGGAGAACGTCATGCTGATCTTACTCCTAGAGGAATTGAAGCAGGCATCCTGGCCCAACAGATCATAGATCATGGCTTTCTTAAGAACCTGAATGAGGTCTGGGGTAATGAGATAATGCTAGCTTATGAAGGATTGTATGCCGGGACCGCTGATGTTGTAGGAGTTTACAAAGGTCGGGAGTGTATCATAGATTTTAAACAAAGCAATAACCCAAAGACTAAAAAACAATGTGAAGATTATTTTAACCAAGCGGCGGCGTATGCGATGGCTCATAACGATATGTATGGAACGAAGATCTGTTCTGGAATGATTCTAGTTAGCGTTATGGGTGGAGATGTGACTGAATTTTGGCTAGAACCTGGCGAATTTAGGGCGAGAAGCGAGATATGGTTACAAAAGGTAAGTGATTACTGGGAATATCATGTACCAAGAGCCAAGCCCCAGGAACCAGGGGCCACGGAGGAGTTTGAATGTCCATCGTTTTGAGGCGTCCCATAGTATATTTTCAAATCTTTTTTGAAAAAATAAAAATAAAAAAGATAAACATACCGGATCATTGTCTCAATGGACTAAAACTGTTGGTATTACTAGCTAAAGTACTGCATCAAACGTGTCTCAAAGGTGTCTCAAGGTGTCTCAAAAACCCTTCGCGAGAGAAATCTTTTTGCCTTTTGCAAAAAGCAGAAAATCCTGTAAAAAAACACTATGGTAGCCAAGAAATCTAAATACAAATCCGTTGTCATCAAAAAGAAACGATACTACTTCTACAAAATCACGTGGGCCGATATCACGGGAGATAGTTCGCACGCAGATTTACATACAGCAGAAGGTATGATGCCTTCGATCATGGTAACTCATGGCTATCTTTTAAACAGAGATAAAAAAAATATTAGAACGTTTGCTAGTTACGAAGTTAACGATGAGTTATTTTCGGATAGGAATGTTTTTCCAGTTGGTTGTGTGCTTAAAATGGAACGTGTATTGTTATGATTTATCTTTCAGCAGCTCTGGTTGCTGTCTTACTTTTTCTTTCAATTCTTCTTCAGAGACTCCCTCTAGAAGCGGAGAGTAATCGTCGATTATTTTTTTCATTCGCTGTTCTAGTTCTTCTGTTGTTAAGTCTTCTAATTTACCAGTACGTATTATCTTCTGTTCAATATATAGACCTGCAGCCTTTCCGCGTGCAACTTCAGCGTTGACAGCTGCTGACCACGCTCCCTTTTTAAGAGCTTCTTGTCTTATCTTTGCAAGTTCTCCAATATGTTTATCGTAAGTGACTTCGTATTTCTTTTGCCACTCTTCTCTAAGCTGACCAATGTATTGTACTACAAGCGGGTATAGGGTTGGATTCTGTAATTTGCTAGCGTACTGTCTAGCCGAGTCTTTACTAAAACCTGCATCGACAGCACATTCTGTTGCTGTCTTTCTACCCTCGTTGGTAACAAGTTCGTAAGCAAATCTCATTTGCTGTTCAGTTAATTTTTTTGGTAGGCCCATTATAACTTCTTTTGCAATTCCTTAACGTATTCTTCGTTTTCTTGTTGTCTTTTTTTCTCAATATGTTTCACGTGTTTTTGCCAAGACCATGAATTAATTTTGCCTGACCATTTCATTAGCCAGTGTAAAGTGGTGTAAACTATCTTATCAAACATACTTGATATATAATACAACTTAGACTATATTGCAACCTATGTTTACTGGAAAGATATTAAGACAAGCATTAGAGAAATTTTTAAAAGGCGAAGCAGCCGGCCATGCACGTGTTCAAGTCCTCCTGCCAAATGGAGAATTTTATGACATTGATGGCATTAAACTATTGCAAAATAAATTAATAGGAGTAAGAGAATCTCATCGATTGGTATTCACAGTTAGACCTGAACAGTGGAAAATGGGTAAGGTTATTAAGAAGTTGTAGTAGTGAAACCAGAAAGAAAATTTTGGCATGAGATTAAAACGTTCGTTACTAAAAATAATTGCAAATTATCATTTACACGCTTGGAAAATAGCGCTGCATGGGGCACTCCTGATATACTGGGGTATAATAGTCATGGCCACTTTTTCACTATAGAATTAAAAGTAACACGAGGAAACTCAGTTCGCTTCTCTCCGCATCAATTTTCATTTCATTTAGTACATCCGAAGAATACATTTATTATGGTTAAGGCCCTCTCCCTTAACCAAGTAAAACTTTATGAGGGGAAGGTAATCAAGGAGCTTGACGCTTGCGGCTTGAAGCTTGATCCTTGCAGCTTGGGGCTTGACGCTTGTCTCCTGCATCTTGAACAGCTTGGCGCTTGACGCTTGCCGCTTGCTGCCTCTCGAACTCTTTCCGGATCTTCTCCAGTTCTTTGTAATATTTGGGATGTCTCCAAACCATTAGTGCTTACCATAACTTACAACTTTAATTGCAGGATCCCAGCACGCCCGGCAGTCTCCGCACTTGCCCGCCTGAGTAGGAGCGGGGCAGGTTGCGTCCTTCTCTACTACCATCGAAGAATTAGGCCAGCTGTCATTTCTTTGGCCTATCATTGGTGGAGAAAATCTTATTACTAAATTTTTTGGGCACCTGTCCAGATGGTCCTTGATCCATGCCTCCCGCGTTGGCATCCAGTGACGGGTTGCAGGTGTAGCCCTTGCAATTGAAAAGATCTTGTTTAGGTGTTGCAGGTCCTGGACGTCTCCTGCATCATGCCATCTGAAATACTTCTGTCTTTTAATAACGGTGATCATCGCATCGACCCAGGCCGGATGCTTCATTGCTTCAAGTCTTCTATATTGTGCAGCCTTAATTGCAGGGTATCTCGTATAGTTTCCTTTTAATGCATAGCAGGATGCGCAAACGCTGCCCTTCACCTGTCGCAGCTTTGAACCTGTTTTGCATTCCCAGGCTGGCAGGCTATAGCTCAGGCCTGGCATTTTACTTGTACGTGTAAATCCTTCTGTAATCTTTTTTGCTTCTGATACTTTCATAATTTCTCCTTTATAATCCTATACCATAAATGCTTGCCACCTGTCAAGCTTGCAGCTTGCAGCTTGCAGCTCCTGCTAGGTCACGTGTTGCTGCCCGGAGCTTGAAGCTTGGGCCTTTACCCTGGCCCGGAGGGATGGGGTCACAGTTTATAGAGCCGTACACCCTCACAAATCGAGCTCTTGACCAGCCAACGCGGGGCCCTGGGGCGTCCACTGATCCCTAGTCCTGTTAGGTACTCTCACCGACATCTAGTACCCCTAAAGCCGGATGTATTTGCACAGGACTAGGGATCAGGCGGGGCATAGCTTTAATTCTAAGTTCCCCGCTTGATATTAAACAGCCTCTTTTAAAACCAGAGGTTGTTCAAATCTTACTATCGAGTAAGTTGTATTTTCATCCTTCTCGATTAGGTTGTAACCCTGCAACATATCATTAGCTTTGTTGATATCTGTTGTATCATCAACAATTCTATAACTGTTTGGAAGGTTATCCCATTTTATTGTTTTAATTATTAAATAAGTCATAATGGGAATCTATAGGAGAAATAAGGCAAGAATAAGGCAGGCATAAAAATAAATTAAAATATTTTTCTTGACATATCCTAAATTATCCTATACCATAGGGGTGGGAGGTCGGGAATAATATATCTGAAGATATAGTTTAGAATTATTCTAAACTGGAATTTTTTGATTGACAGGTTAAGAGATATAGGATAGTCTGGGACATAGAAAGGAAAAATAAATATGAGTAAAACAATGACTAAATATCAGCTAGATCATTTTAGAGATAAAGTGAAAAGGCAGTTTGATCCAATGATTGATGAACAGGAATTATTGGTCAAACAATTTAAGACTGAAGCAACTGACAAAGCTGTTTCAAAGCTGTCTAAAAAAATCGGCGCAGATAAAATCATAGATAAGTTTAGACAAGCAGAAAAAATGTTAGAAGACGCTAGAGCAACAGCGCTAACATTTTTTGAAAAGAAAAAACCAAAAGATCAAGAGTTAAATTATAACTTCAGAAATCAGGGTTCAAGATACAATGATGATAAATTAACTCTTGAGGATTGTGAAGGACAGTTAAGAGACTGGGCTTCTACTCTCGCTGAACGAGAGATTGAAAGACGCCCTGAAGGTTTAAAACTAAAACAACTTAAAGACCTTAAAACAAAAGCTCTTGATGTTGTTATGGAAAGTGGAACCCCTGATAGTCTTGCAATAGCTTTAGACAATGTATCTAAAAAGATAGGTTTAAGGTGGAACCAAGATTTACAGGCACTTCCAAATTTTAAACAATAAAGGACTTGACAGGGTATCCTATTTAGTATAGGATACCCTTATTATGAAAGATATAATTAAAACGATAGAGGACAACACAGATTTTATAGTTTCGTGGAAAGCTATAAAATATAATAAAACAATATTCAGAGTCGGCAACTTAAACAAAGAGGGTTGCAGAGTTTGGGAAAAAGACGGCAAGAAATATATGTGCTTTTGGGATACAGTTTTAGAAAGATATACGACTTGCATTAATCCAATGATAAGTTGGAAGAAAGAGAGGAACTAATGAACGAGGGATTTATGAAAGTAACATTCTGGGTATTACTAGCGATATGCTCAGGGCTAGGGATGGCGCTGGTACCAACGTATCCAGCAACAGGAATGATCTTAGCCTTCGGATGTTTTTTAGTAATGGCTTTAGACGTTGCTAGACAATTTATAGATTAGGGGTTGACAATGATAGATCTATCCTATATGATCCTAGATATGATAAACGAAAGAACAGAAGAAAGAAGAAACAGATTCACAGGGCAACGTGAGTTTCTAACAAAGGAAGAAGCTGACATACATGACAGCGTCTTTGTCCATGAGGCATTGGAGGAATGGCCGGAGATGCAGAAGGCGTTGGATAAGTTTAGTCGTCTTAATCCAAAAGCCTACATGACTTTGTTAGATTAGACAGGGATTGCAGCGTCTAGCGACGCTGCAACCACAGGTTGTGCGCGGGCATAGAGGTACCAGGACCACCATCAATTTTGAAATTTTTTTAAATAAGGGTTTTTGTTTTTACAAAAAGGGGTCCCAGAGTCAACACTTTATGCTGTGTTTTGTAAATAAGTATGCTATAAATAGTTAATGGGACTCCTATGAACCTAGATAAAGAAAAAATATTAAAAAATTTTGATAAGCTACCTGCTGATGTAAGACGAGAGTTTTCTCTGCTTATGAATAAGTATGATCAAAAAACAAAGGAGTCTCAGATCAGAGATGACTTTTTAAGTTTTGTAAAACACGTATGGCCTGATTTCATCGAAGGTAATCATCACAAAGAGATCGCAGATAAATTTAATAAATTAGCTGCTGGAAAAATTAAGAGACTCATTATCAACATGCCGCCAAGGCATACTAAATCTGAATTTGGTTCTTACCTGCTTCCTGCTTGGATGGTTGGAAAGAATCCTAAACTAAAAATTATCCAATCCACAAACACGACCGAATTATCCGTGCGGTTTGGTCGTAAAGCCAAAGCTCTGATTGATTCTCCTGAGTATCAAGAAGTGTTTAAAACAAGACTCAAGGAAGAT